AAAAATTAGACCGCACATTGTTAATCACTTAAACTAACAAAAAGGAAAGGGGAATATCATGGCGGTATTTCAAAATGCCGGTGGAGCTGCAAACAATAACTTTAATGCAGGTACATCCGGACAAACAAATGAGTTCTTCGTACCAGAAATATTTTCGAAGAAGATTCAAAACTTCTTTAGAAAGTCTTCTGTAATCGAAGCAATAACAAACACAGACTACGCAGGTGAGATTGCGGCTTTCGGTGATACAGTAAAAATCATCAAAGAGCCATCAATAACAGTTGCGGCTTATACAAGAGCAGCAAGTACTACTAAACAGTACTTAACTGACCAAGAATTAACTCTTGTAGTTGACAAAGCAAATAGCTTTAAGTTTATAGTTGATGACATTGAGGAAAAACTTTCTCATGTTAACTGGGCATCTATTGGTGCATCTAGTGCAGCTTACACTCTTAAAGACACTATGGACTCTGAAGTATTAACTGCAATGTTTGCAGGTGTATCTACTTCTTCTCCAGACCATCTATTAGGTGGTGATGGAAATGGTTCAGCAGCAGCTAACATGTCTTCAGGCGACCCTATTGATATGGGGAATGGTGGTTCAGAAGTTAGCCCTCTAGCAGTTATGGCTAGAATGGCAAGACTTTTGGATGACTCTCAAGTACCAGAAGACCAAAGATGGTTTGTTGCAAAACCTGAGTTCTATGAAGAACTAGCTAGTACTGATTCTAAACTAATGTCATCTGACTACAATCAAGGTGATGGTGGTGTAAGAAATGGTCTAGTTGCGTCTGGTTCAATCAGAGGATTTAAAATGTATAAATCTTCTAACATACCTGCAGTTTCAGGTACGAACTCAACTGGTCAATGCCTAGGAGGACATATGTCTTCTACAGCAACTGCTCAGTCAATCCTTAACATTGAAACTCTTAGAGATACTGATACTTTCGGTGATATCGTAAGAGGTCTTCATGTTTATGGAAGACAAGTTCTTAGAGATGATGCTTTAGTAAAAGCAGTCTATGCTATAGACTAATAATTAATATTGAGGGGGCGATTAATCTCGCCCTCTCTTTTTATAACTAAGAACACTTAATAAGGAATTAATTCATGGCAGCACCATTTCGTACATATCTTGATTTAACTAATACTATTATTAGAGAATTAAACGAAGTTGAATTAACAAGTGTTTCTTTTACAGGTGCAAAAGGAATTCAAAAATATATTAAAGATGTAATTAATAGAGCATACTTTGATATTTGTAACGCAGAAGATAAGTGGAGTTTTTTAGCAGTCGGTGACCCATCTAATGACTATTATGGAAATGTTTCAGTTGAAACTGTCTCTGGAACTAGGTGGTACAAGTTTAACGCAAGTTCAAGTAGCATTACAACTGACTATGGTTTTGTAGATTATGAAAATACAGTACTGACTGAAGAAGGTGTATCAGGAAAAACAGCACCTTATGAAATAAGAAACTTAAGACCTATAACAACAGAATTTTGGAGAAAGCATTACGCAATATCTGAAGCAGTAGATAAGAGTGATGCACAGACTTATGGTATTCCACAAAGAATTATCAGAAGTCCAAAGAATGATAAGTTTGGTTTATCACCTATACCAGATGGTAAATATAAAATTTATTTCTTTGCATACAACCAACCAACAGAATTAACAGCACATGGTGATACAGTAGTATTCCCTCAACAATATACAACAGTATTGTTATCAAGAGCAAGATACTATGTACATCAATTTAAAGATAACATAAGTCAGTCTCAATTAGCTGATGCTGAATATAAAAAAGGTTTAAGAACTATGCGTGAGCAATTGATTGAACCTTTTCCAGATAGGATGATTGACGATAGAACAAGAGTAGTTTAATGGCAGAACAAGGTGTATCAGTAACTTGCGAAGGTGGGTTAGATTTAGTAGGTACTACACATACTTTATTTAGAACACCCGGTGTTGCAACAAAATTAGAAAACTATGAATCTTCTATTCATGGTGGATATAGAAGAGTTAATGGATATACTAAGTTTGGTTCAAATCAACCTGATAGTACTAATGCTAATATTGAAGGTATTTTTCATTACGCATTAGGAGTAGTAGCTTGTCAAGGTTCAAATCTTTATTATAGTACAGATGGTAATACTTGGATACAAATTAATAAAGATACTTATCAAGCTAAGACAGGAACAGTTTCAGTAACTCAAGGTTCAGCTACAGTAACAGGAAGTGGAACAAGTTTTACTACAGAATTTGCAGAAGGTGACGACATTAAAATTAATAATGAAGTCTTTAATGTATTAAGTATTACAAATAATACATCAATGACAGTTGATGGTAATTATGCAGCAACAGCATCCAGTCAAGTAATTAAAAAGAATGGAGCTACTGCAGCACAATTAGCAAGTGGTTCAACAATAGCAAGAACAAATCAATCAGATTGTAAGTTTGCAGTATATGAAGGTGAATCACAGTATGGTGAATTATTTATAGTAGATGGAAATAATAAACCTGCTCATCTTAAAATAGAAATTGCAAGTGGAACATATACTTATTACTTTAAAGAAGTACAAAGGTCTGCTCCAGAAAAATCAAAGTATGCTACAATATTTGCTGAAAGATTAATTGTTGCAGGAGATTCAGATAATCCACAAGTAGTAAGTTATAGTACAAGATTAAAACCAGAAGATTTTACAGGTGCATCAGCAGGGACAATAGATGTTGGTGATAAGATAGTTTTTGTAAAACCATTTAGAAATAAACTAATTGTTTTTTGTGAAAATAGTATCTTTCAAATATCTGGATTAGATGCTACCGCTACAGTATCAGGTGTCACAAAAAACATTGGATGTATAAGTGGTAATACAGTTCAGGAGATAGGTGGAGATTTAATTTTCTTAGCACCAGATGGTTTAAGAACTATTGCAGGAACAGCAAGAATTGATGATATAGAATTAAGTTCTATTAGTAGAAAGATAATGCCATTGTTCAGAGATGAAGTAATGCCTTATCTAGCTCAAATTAGATTTGCAAGTTTAGTAGTTAGAGAAAAAAGTCAATATAGATTATTTTATTTTAGGTCTGGAGTAGCTAATACAATACAAGGTGGAGTAATAGGAACATTTAAAATATCTTCTACAGGTGCAGGAGTTTATGAATGGAGTCAAACAAAAGGAATACCTGCTAAAGTAGTACACTCTGGAGTAGATGTAAATGGAAGTGAAGTACTCTATCATGCATCAGAAGATGGTTATGTATATAGTCATGACTCTGGAAATGATTTTGATGGTACTAATATTTCTGCAACTTATAAAACACCAGATATGGATTATGGTGATGCAGGAATTAGAAAAACTCTTTACTATGTTAAAACAAGTATTCGTTCAGAAGGTACAAATAATAATTTAAAAATTCAATGTCGTTATGATTTTGAAAGTAACGCAGTTGCTCAACCAGATGAAATAGCAATTGGAGCATTACAAACTCCATCAATTTTTGGAACAGGTACAGTTTTTGGTTCAGCAATTTTTGGTGGAACATTATATCCACAACAAAAAACAACATTAACCGGTAGTGGTTTTACAAATAACTTTAGAATTAGAAGTACAGGAACAGCTTCTCCATATACTGTTTCTGGATTTTATGTAGATTTTATACCCGCAGGAAGGACTTAATAGATGGCAACTTATACTAGACAAAGTACATTTACAGATGGTGATACAATTTATGCATCATTATTAAATAATGAATATGACCAATTAGTTGCAGCATTTCATGTTTCATCTGGTCATACCCATGATGGTACTACGACTGGTGATGGTGGTCCTATTTCAAAATTATATAGTAATACATTAACATTTGGTACTAATGCTAATACAGATATTGCAGTAACATTTAATGCAACAACAAATGATGGTGTACTTACATGGATGGAAGATGAGGATTATTTTAAATTCTCAGATGATATCTTAGTAGATTCAGCAGAAAAAGTTTTATTTAGAGATTCAGCAATCTATATTCATTCATCAACAGATGGACAATT